AGGCCGCGCACCCCAACAGCGGAAAAGCCAAAGGCTCCAAGGCCGACGACCGCGCTTGCTTCGCCCTTTGCTGCGACCAGCCTGACCGACCAAGGTGTCAGCAACGCAGTGACGCGCGCACGCAAGGAAATGACGCTGGCGAAGATCGCAGGAGAGAAGCCATGATGCAAGAGCCCTTCCTGAGCGCAGCCGACGAACTTGAGCGTCAGCGCATCGAGCGGCTCGCCCCACCAACTGACATTTAAGGTGCTGATATGACGACGCAAGTTAGTGCCCACACCCCCCCCCGGTCTGGGTCCTCCCCCCATCCCGCTCATGCGGGTCATTCACATCGCGAGGATTCGCTAGTGCATGGGGTTGGAAAAGGGTGGACGGTTGACAGTGGACGGTGTACCGGGGTGGACGAAACGTGATGACCCAGAGCGATCTGGGTCGCGCACTTGGGCTGTCAAAGCAGGCCAGCAGCAAGCTGAAAGGGCAGGGCATGCCGGTCGATTCGGTTGCCGCTGCTCAGGCCTGGCGCAAAGCGCGGCAGAACGTGGCGCAGCGCAAGCCCGCGCCAGACTCTGCGGCCGCACCCAGCCGCCGCCCCGACCCGATGCGCGACGAGCTCGGTGGCGATCGCCTGCGCCACCGCGTGAGCGAAGCCGACCGCATCGTGGTTGGCGGCCGCCCGGTGTTCGGTGGCAGCGGTGGCGGTTTCGACATGCCGCCCGACATCGGCATGGGCGAAGACCGCGACGAGGCCCGCACCCGACGCGAAATTGCTGACGCCAACATCGCCGAGATGGAAGAGGCCCGCATGCGCCGCGAGCTGATCCGCGTGTCGGCCGTGCAAGCGCAGATGTCGGTCGACTTCGCCACCACGCGCGACGCTTTGCTGCAGATCCCGGCACGCATGGGGCCGCTGCTGGCCGCCGAGGGCGACACGGCCAAGGTGCAAAACCTGTTGCATGCCGAAATCCACCAGGCCCTGCTTGACCTAGCCGGTGCGTCCGACCGCGTGGAGCAGATCGAAGGTGCATTCGATTGACCGCACGCGACACCCCGGCCGATTGCGCCCGCGCCGCCGAGCTGGTGGCCGCTGCCAAGCGCCAGTTCCTCGCACCGCCGCCGCGCATTGACACCGCCGAATGGGCTGCCCGCTTCCGCCACATCGCCAAAGGCCCCGAGCGCGGCCCGTGGCGCAACGAGCGCACGCCCTACCTGGTCGAACCCATGCAATGCGCCAGCTCGCACCAGCCTTACGAGCGCGTCGTGCTGTGGTTCGCCACCCAGCTCGGCAAATCGGAGGTGCTTTACAACGCCGTCATGCAGCGGATCCACACCGACCCGCAAGACATGATGATGGTGCAGCCCACCTTGCAAGACGCGCAAGACCACAGCGCCCAGCGCTTCCTGCCCACCATCTTGCAAACCCCCGCCATGCACGGCAAGGTGGCGGTGCGCAAGAGCCGCGACGAATCCACTAGCTGGCGCAGCCGCAGCATTCAGGGCGGCTTCACCGTGTTCTTCGCCGGTGCCAACAGCGCCGCCTCGCTCGCGTCCAAGCCGCTGGGCTTCGCGGTGGCCGACGAGGTGGACAAGTGGCCCGCCGATGTTGACAACGAAGGCCCGCCGCTGGGCTTGCTGGAAGAGAGAATGAGCAACTATAGCCGGCGCAAACTCATAATCGCCAGCACCTGCAACATCAAGGGCCAAAGCACGATCGAGCGCGAGTACATGGCCAGCGACCGGCGCCAGTACCACGTGCCCTGCCCGCATTGCGGCGAGTCGCAGGTGCTGCTGTGGGGCGCCAAGGAACTCTGGGGCATCAAGTGGCTGAAAGACGCGCAGGGAAAGGCCCGGCCCGAGACCACGGTTTATGTGTGCCGCCACTGTGGCGCGGCTATTGAAGAGCACGCCAAAGACAGCATGCTGCGCGGTGGCGTGTGGGTGCCCCAGGCGCCGGGCGCAGGGCAGGGCAAGCGCGCGGGCTTCTGGCTCAACAAGCTTTACAGCCCGCTCGGCTGGCGCAGCTGGGGCGACCTGGTGGAAGAGTGGGAAGGCGCGCAAGAGGCCCGGCGCGCAGGCAACAGCGCCCCGCTCAAAAAGTTCCTCAATAGCTCGCTCGCTGAAACATGGGAAGAGCAGGGCACTGGCGCCGACAGCAAGGCCTTGGCCGTGCGCGCCGAAGACTACCCGATGGGCATCGTGCCCCGTGGTGGCCTCATGCTCGCCATGGGTGTGGACACCCAGCCCGACCGCCTGGAAGCTCGCGTTTACGCCTACGGTCGTGGAGAAGAAAGCTGGCTGGTCGACCGCCACATCTTGTACGGCGACCCGAACCTTGACGAAAACACCGAAGGCAGCCCATGGACCCGCCTCACCGAAATCAGGCGCACCCCGCTGCAAACCGTCACTGGTGCGCAAATGCCGATCGAAGCCACCGGCATCGACTCAGGCGGCCACAACACCCACGCTGTTTACGCCTACTGCCGCGCCCATGCCCACGCGGGCGTGCTCGCTGTCAAGGGCGCCAGCCAATACGGCCGCCCCGTGCTCGGCAGGCCAAGCCAGGTCGATGTGAACTGGCGAGGCGCCACCCAGCGCGGGGGCGTGAAGCTGTGGCCTGTGGGCACCGACACCGCCAAACACCTGCTGTACGGCCGCATGCGCATCACCCAGGCCGGGCCAGGTTACGTGCATGTACCCAAGGCCCTGATCGTCACCGACGAATTCGAGCAGATGACCGCTGCCCGATTGCTGCCTGTGGTCGTGCAAGGCAAGGCCAGCATGCGCTGGATCACCCCGCAAGGCCACCGCGAAGAGGGCGGCGACTGCATGGTCTACGCCTACGCAGCCGCTTGCTACCTCGGCATTCAGACCTACCGAGACACCGGCTGGGCACGGCGCGAAGCCAAGTTTCAGCACTCGGCCGACCTGTCCAGCGCACCCGCCTCGGCACCCATCGAAGTCAAGCCCACCGCCGCCGCCACCCCACCGCCCCCGCGTCGCTCGCCACCGCGCGCCGTTCAACCCCGTTACTGGTGACCTTCATGCAAATCAACATCACCACCAACATCGAAGAAGTGCGCGCCGCCATCGCGCAGTACGGCAGCCAGGCCCGCTTCGCTGCCTCGCAAGCCCTGAACCGCACCGCCAAAGACCTGCAGCAAGCCATCCCAGCCGAGCTCCAGCGCGTGCTCGACAACCCCACCACATTCACCACCCGCAACAGCACCTTCTTAAAGCCCGCCAAGAAAGACAACCTGGAAGCCATCATTGGCTTCAAAGACCGCCAAGCCCGCTACATGGCGCTGCAGATCGCCGGTGGCAGACGCGCGCCCGGCCCTGCTGGCATAAAGCTGCCCGGCAACATTCAACTCAACGGCTTCGGCAACATCCCCAAGGGCACCATTGCCCGGCTCAAGTCGGCGGCAAAAAGCGGCAGCCTTGGAGGCGCGCTTGCCAGGCGCATCAACGCCAGCGGCAAGGGAGCGGTACAGCTCTTTTACGGCATCCCGCAAGGCAAGGGTTGGAACAAAGCGCCGATGGGTATATGGCGCCGCGAGCCATCCAGCACGCCAGGTGGCAAGGGCAAGCTGGTGCCGGTGATCGTGTTTAGCAAGACGCCCGCCACCTACAAAGCCAAGTTCAATTTTGAAGGCCTGGCCAAGACCACCACAAACGCCAAGTTTGCCGGCCACTTCAACACCGCGCTGGCCGCCGCCCTCGCCAGCGCCCGCTGATCCCACCCGAACAAAGCCCAGCCCATGATCAAAACCAGCAAAAGCCAAAAAGCCGAGCAACAGCAGGGCGACGTGTTCGCCGGGCAGTCAACCAGCCACGCTCGCCCCGAGCCTGATCTGGTCACCGCCATTTTTGATCTGCTGTGCGAGTCAGGCGGCATCGCACCCCATGCGCGCGAAGAGCACGAGGCTGCAGTGCGCCACCAGCTGCTGGGCCTGCGCGGCACTGTCACCAACCGGCCCAACAGCGCCGCCATGGCCCGCAAGGCGCTGGCCTTGTTCAACGGCCGCAACGCACGCGAAGTCGCGCGCCG